ACTTATTGCTGCAATGTAGGATGTATGCGGAACTATATTGCTGAGATATTGCCCATCTCCAAAACGAGCATCCTTTGGGTTATTAGCCCTTAGTGAAGGTAAGAGTACTTTGCTCTTAAGTATTCCGTTATAGCCAGCTTGATTTGTATAATGGTAAAGAATTCTTGACATAAATCCCTCTAAAATTTCCTTTAAAAATTGATTCTAACCTATTCTCAACTTGTAAATAAAGACTCTTATTTTTATATTCTTTCTCTCGCTCTTCTCACGCCTTTTAACCCCCGACCCGCTGTATTGCCCTGTGTTTTTCGCGAAATGCGTTTCTAACGGGGGGCTAACGGGGTTTACGGGGCGGTTTGTTCTATGGGCGAGCGCCAAACGTGGAGGGGTGTCTTTTTATGCCACTGTTTGAGGCATTGTATAAAAGTCAAATCAGGCTGCGAATGGCAACCTGATTAGATAGAGGATGTTGGTAAGGTTATTGGCTGAGTTCTTGGCGAACGATGGCGGTGCCAGCGCTTAAGGCTTCGAGTTTACCTCTGGCAACGTTCCGGGATAACGGTGCCATGCCACAGTTGGTGCATGGGTACAGTTTGTCTGCGTCCACGTATTGCAGTGCTTTGCGTAAGGTATCTGCGACTTCTTCTGGGGTTTCGATGGTGTCGGTGGCAACATCGATGGCTCCCACCATGATTTTCTTACCGCGAACGAGCGTCATTAATTCCATAGGTACCCGTGAGTGATGGCATTCTAGGGAGATAATGTCGATGTTAGAGGCTTGCAGTTTTGGGAAGATTTCTTCGTACTGGCGCCACTGTGATCCTAAGGTTTTCTTCCAGTCGGTGTTGGCTTTGATGCCGTAGCCATAACAAATATGGACGGCGGTTTCACATTGCAGACCTTCAATGGCGCGCTCAAGGCAGGCAACGCCCCAGTTGTTCACATCATTAAAAAAGACGTTAAAGGCCGGTTCATCAAACTGGATAATATCCACCCCTGCCGCTTCTAGCTCTTTGGCTTCTTCGTTGAGGATTTTGGCGAATTCCCAAGCCAGTTTTTCTCGACTTTTATAATGGTCATCGTAAAGGGTATCGACCATTGTCATGGGGCCAGGAAGGGCCCACTTTATTGGCTGCTTGGTCTGCTGGCGTAGAAATTTGGCGTCTTCGACAAAGACGGACTTCTGACGAGACACCGCGCCGACCACAACAGGGACGCTCGCCTCATAGCGGTCGCGGATAGTGACGGTTTTACGATTTTCAAAATCCACACCGTTAAGGTGTTCGATAAAGGTGGTGACAAAATGTTGTCGTGTTTGCTCGCCATCGCTGACGATATCAATGCCAGCATGGCTCTGCTCATGAAGAGACACTCGTAAGGCATCGCGTTTGCCAGCAATGAGGTCGTCACCCTGTAATTTCCAGGGTGACCAGAGTGTTTCTGGTTTAGCAAGCCAGGATGGTTTGGGCAGGCTACCAGCGGTGGAGGTGGGTAATAATGTTTTCATAATAGATGTCTTATTGTTGAGGTGAATTAGTGCGCCGCATTCGCAGACCATTGTTCAAGGAGGTTTTGGTAAGGCTTAATAAAGTGCTCCTCAGTAAACTTTCCTTGCTTGATGGCCAGTTGGCTACGTTCTTCTCGATCGTATTGAATGGGCGTCAATGAATGATCTTGGTGTTGTAAGCTGGGTTTGAAACGCTCACCAGCCGGGGTATTGGCGTGATAAATCTCGGGCCGATAGATTTTTTGGAACGTCTCCATGGTGCTGATGATGCTAATCAGTTCTAGATTGCTGTAATCGTTTAGCAAGTCGCCAAAGAAATAGAAGGCCAATGGCGCTTTGCTGTTTTGCGGCATGAAGTAGCGAACTTGTAGCCCCATTTGTTGAAAGTAATGCTCGGTCAGAGAGGATTCGTTGGGTTGGTATTCCACGCCTAATACTGGGTGCTGGTTGTTCGAGCGCTGGTAGACCTTGCTCTCTGCGACACTTAGGCAAATAACGGGCAGTTTGCTGAAATGGCGCTGAAAAGTGGTGGACTGAACAAAGTGCTTAAATATATTGCCATGCAAGGTGCCAAAGCTTTCGGGAATCGTAAAGCGTGACTGACCCTTGTTGTGATCAAGCAATAAAACACTGAAATCGTAATCACGGATATAAGACGAAAAGTTATTACCGATCATGCCTTCAATGCGTTGATTGGTTTGATGATCTAATACCGTGGTTTGCAACATTTCAATGGTCGGGAAGGGGCGTCCGTTGCCTTCAATATCCATATCCACAGAGACAATATCCAGCTCAACGGAATAACGATCGCCATTGGGGTTGTCCCAATGGGCTAGGGCATTAAAGCGTTGATTAATCATGCGCAAGGTGTCACGCAGGTTGTCATAACGTCTCTCACCCCTGGCTAAATTAGCGAAGTTGGTGGTGATGCGGGTGTTATTCGAAGGTCGATAGTTCTCGTCGAAACGAAGGGTCTTAATGGAAAAGGCAAAATTCTGGCTCATAATGTTCGTTATCCCATTTCTGTGATGTCTTTCAAGGGGCTTCCCTGCTTTGGATGATCTTTCGATTGCGTCAAAGTCAGCAAAACAATGTATGCCAGTACTCTAGTCTTGATCTTTGTATGAGTAAAATTCTATCGATTCAATTTTTGTTGAATAAAATTAATAATTCATGTTTTGTGATTCGAATGCATCCCCTTTCTAATAGGGCGGCGGCGCTTTTGTGCTGACCTTCTTTTTCTCCACTGAACTCTCTTTTCCTTACTGAACTCTTCTTTTGCCCTCTCTTCTCTTGTTTTGTTTTTTCTTCTCACGCTGAACTCTGTCTCGGTTCGTGAAAAGAGGCTTGCCTTTAATCTTGCCTTATCGAAACGCAGACGCTTTTCGGCGCTCACCCAGCGGGTGAGATGAGTTTTCAATATGAGGGTTTTATTTGATGTTTGCTCAAGTAGACAGTGCGCTTAAAGCCGCGATTACCACGGCCTTGGGCAGTCATGTGAAAGAGGTGGCGAGCCATCCGGGTCATTGGAGCAAGGATGTGGTGAACAGCATGTTGCTGAGTGCGCCTGCGGTGTACACCAGTTTCACTCAGGGCAAGTTGTCCGATGTGAACAAGCTTAAAAGCCGCTGGACGCTGTATTTGATCACCCAGTATCCCGCAGGCGATGAGCAGTCGTCCGCGTATGCCTTGATAGTGCGTTTGCTGCAGGCTTTGCATGGCTTGGAGCTGGAGCAAGCGGATGGGCTGATGTTTAAGTCGGTGAAGAATCTGGCGCATTTGGCGGAGGATCAGACCGGTTATCAATGCCATGAGCTTGAGTTTAGTTTGCTGATGCCATGGCCGGATCAGGTGGCACTAGACGATCTGGACGATTTTTTACGCTACCACGCCGACGCGACAACGCCCGATGGCAAGCAGACCTTAATCGCCGCCGACACCAAGGTTTTGTAGGTTGGACTTCAGTCCAACAAGAGACCGTCGGAATGAATTCCGACCTACCCAGGGAGGTTGTGCAGCTTAGGGTTTTGTAGGTTGGACTTCAGTCCAACAAGAGATCGTCGGAATGAATTCCGACCTACCAGAGACATTTTAGCAAAGGAGCAAGTATGCAAGCAAAAGCCGCTGTGACGGTTCGCCCCGCCAAAGGGCGTCAGGTACGTAAAGAAAACGGCCAGATCATACCGAAGGACGGTATCGATGTGGTGTTAACGAGCTATTACCGTCGTCGTATTAGCGACGGCGATCTTATCGCCATTCAATCTTTAGGAGACAAATAATTATGGCTATTTCTTTTGACAATATTCCCGCGACGCTACGCAATCCAGGGACTTACATTGAGTTCAATAACGAACTAGGGGGTGCGTCGTCCACTATGTTCAAAGTGGCCATTGCCGGCCAGCGTTTGGCAACCGGCACACAAGCAGCGGGCATTCCGGTGCGTGTGACCGATCCGACGCAAGCGACGGCCTTGTTTGGCCAAGGCTCTATGTTGGCGCTGCAATGCGCGGCGTTTTTGAACGCCAATACGGACACCGAAATGTGGGCGATTGCCCTAGACGATAATGCTAGCGGCGCAGTGGCAGCGGGCTCTATCACGGTGAAAACCGCACCCATTGGTGCCGGAACCGTGGCGCTGTATGTGGGCGGCACTCGCTTAAGCGTGGGTGTGAGCGTAGGCGATTCGGTGGCGACTGTCGCTTCGTCGATTGCTGCACAAATCAATGCCGCGTTGGATCTGCCAGTGGCGGCAAGCGCAGCGGATGCGGTGGTTACGGTAACCGCTCGCCATAAAGGCGAAGTGTTCAATGGATTGGATCTACGTGCCAGCTTCTACGACGAAGCCATGCCGTCTGGTTTGACGCTATCGTTTGCGAATTTGTCTGGCGGTGCGGGTAACCCTGATGTGTCAGTGGCCCTCGATGCCATGGGCGATGAGTGGTTCAACTGGCTGGTGTGTCCGTTCACGGATACGGCCAACCTAGTGGCGCTTGAGACGGAATTGGGCGATCGCTTTGGGCCAATGCGTCAGATCGGTTGTTGTGCCTTTATTGCTTTTGCCGGTACTCATGGCGAAACCGGTACGTTTGGTTCCAAACGCAATAGCCCACATGTGAGCTGCATGGCAACGGGCACTAGCCCAACCCCGACTTATTTGGTGTCGGCGATTAACGCGGCGGTGGCGGCGAAAGCCTTGGCGATTGATCCAGCGCGTCCTCTGCAAACCTTGGTATTGAAAGGCATGTTGGCGCCAAGTCGCCATCAGCGTTGGAGCCAAAGCGAGCGCAACTTGTTGTTGTTCGATGGTATTTCCACCTTCACCGTGGGCAGCGATGGCACCTGTCGCATTGAGCGTCAAATCACCATGTATCAAAACAACGCCAGCGGCTTAAGCGATGCCAGCTATTTGGACATCTGTACACCAGAAACCTTAGAGCGCATTCGTTACGAACAGCGTTTGATGATTTCGCAACACTACCCACGTCATAAATTGGCGAGCGATGGCACGCAATACGGCGCGGGTCAGGCGATTGTTACGCCGCAGATTATTCGTGGTCAACTGCTGTCTTTGTACCGCTCTATGGAGCAAAAGGGCTGGGTTGAGGATTTTGATACCTATACGGAAAAACTCATTGTGGAACGCGATGCAGACGATGCGAACCGTCTGAACTGGCGTGATACACCGAACCTAGTGAACCAATTGCGTGTGAGTGCAGGCAAACAACAATTCATCATTTAACTCAGCGGAGCCTTTTCTACAAGGAAAGGCTCACCGTTTTTAATCCGAGCGTTTAACAGAGCGCTTGAAACAATGCTTAACAAGTAGGAGCAAAGACATGGCTAAGGTCGCAAAGAAACTGTATTTCGATATTCCAACGATTGGACGCGTGAACTCGCTGTCTGGCGCAACGTTTAATCCAGGCGGCAGCAAGCGTGATGCCGTGATGGCCGACACCGGTGTGGCAGGCTTTACCGAGGAGCCAGTAGCCCCATCGTGTGAATTCAAAATCGTTAATACCAGCGATATTGATCAAAACCTGTTGCGTAATTTGGTGGACGTGAATGTCACCGTACAAGACGACAACAATAAAGTGTGGGTCATCAACGGCGCTTGGATGACCGAGCCACCGGTGTTATCCGGCGGCGAATACAGCTGCAAAATGCAAGGCATCAGTGCGGATTTGGTGAAATAAGCTCGATTCGTCGCCATGGGCGCAGAGCAACACATAGCAAGGGTGGGCACTTAGGCATAAGTGCCCCGTGAGACCATCGATTAGAGGAAATCATCATGCATCAAGTCACGTTAGAAAAAGGCCTTATGGTTGGAGAAAAACAGCATCTTAAGGCCACTTTGCGGCCGTTATCGGCGGGGGACATTATCGCCGCCATGGAAGAATCCGAGCGAGTGATAATGGCCCCCAATGGGGAAGGGAAGTTTGAGCCAACCTTGCTGTTGTCCAATGCCCTGATGGGCGTTAACACCCTGCGTCGCCAAGTGGCCTCCCTTGGGGAGATCAAAGGGCCATTAGAGGTCGAGCAGTTCAAGCTGTTGTCGGATATCGATCTGGACTTACTGCAAAAGGGCGTGACGGCGATGGACATGGCGACCGCTAAGGCGATGGTTGAACGGGGGCGAGATGTCGCTACGGGCTCAGACGATTGAGCGAGCCTTAGTGCTTTTCTCAACGCGACTCCCTTGGACTCGTAGCGATTTTCTATCCATGACGGAGCGCCAACTGGTGCAGCTGTCAAATAATCTCAAAAGGATTAAGTAGGTATTTATGAGCAATCTAGAGGCATCTTTTACGATGGGGACAGCGGAGAACTTTGTACAGCGTACCCAGCAATACGTGGATGCGGTGTCAACAATGGGCCAGCGAGGCAAGCATGTAATGGGTGCCTTTAGCAGCTCGTTAGGGCAGGCATCGGCCTTTATTGAACGTTTGCAGGCGCAGCTTGGCTCATCCCTAAAGCAAGACGAAAAAACAGCGCAAGACGGAAAAACAGCCCAGGGCACGAATAACAAGGAATCGAATTCCCCAATTGCCAATGGACTGGAGCAAGCGGATGCCCTGTTGAATGGGGTTTCCAAGGCGGTAGAAACGGCCTCGACCGTGATCGATGAAGTGACGAGCGCTGCTGGAGAGGTAAAAGAATTTTCCACCGCCTCGGTATCGGCATGGCAAGCGATTACCAGCAACAAGTCGAAAACCAGTGGGGATTACTGGGCGGGCGTGTTTAACAGCGTCAGCACGTTATATCAGGAAGGAAAAGACGTGGCGACGTCCGTGGGAGCGGTGGTCGACACGTTATCAGGCAAGGCTTTGGATAAAGGCCAAGAGGTGCAGGAATCGACTGTCTCCGCCTCCCCTTTATCCAAAGACGTCTTGGCGACGAACGCAGAAAAAGCGTTCACAGAACAAGGTCTCGCTGGTGGGGCGAATAACAAGGGGGCGTCGGCAGCGACGAATGCGCAGCGCGTCTTTGTGGTCAACATGCCAGAGTCTGGTTTGGTCGCAGTACAGCGCGATCAAGCCAGTAACGCCAGCGAGCCATCTTGGTTAGATCAGGTAAAAAGTGCCGTCGATATCGGTCAGGATTTGTTGGATTTAGGCAAGGGTATTAAAGATTTTCGTCATGGCGGGGCAAAAGCCCATGGTAAACCACAGCGTTTGTTGCCGCATTTGGTGGAAAAAGTGGATGCGGATTTTGACAAGCCTGCGGTACCTGCGAAGCGTTTTCAGCCATCGAAATGGATAAAGGGCATCAAGGGTAATGGTGTGATCAATGCTTTAGCTGGCTCGGCCGAATTAGCAGAGGTGTGGAATGGCGATGCCAGCGTGAAGGAGAAGGTCAAGCAATCTGGTGGCGTGGTGGGCTCGGTCGTCGGGTCTGGCTTAGGTACTTGGGGCGGCGCAGCGGCAGGGGCCGCCATTGGCTCGGTGGTGCCAGTGATTGGCACGGCGGTGGGTGGTCTGATCGGTGGCGTTTTGGGCTCCATGGGCGGTGGTGCCGTTGGGGAATCCTTAGGCAGCCGTTTAACCAGCTGGTTCACCGGTGACGATGAGGAGAAGGCGCCTAGCAAAGCAAGTAAGCCCAACGCACAGGGGGCGGCAGACGCCGCGCTAGATAAAGTGCATGGAGAAATCAAAATCAGCGTGGAAGACAAGCGTGTAACGGTGTCGTCGGTGACGGCCCATAACCTGAACTTGTCCATCGCAGGAAGTTCAATGGGAGGCCATCCATGACGTGGCGAGATCGATTACAGCAAGGCACCTTTCGTGGCGTGCGCTTTTTTACCGAGCAGGCCAGTGGCCAAGCCGGTCGACGGGTGGCGGTACATGAGTACCCGCAACAGGACGTGTATTTTGCGGAAGATTTAGGCAAAAAAGCCGAGTCTGAACGTTTGACTCTCTTTGTTGCAGGGCAGGATTACGACCTGGCGCGCAATCAATTGATGCAAGCCTTGAATAAGCCTGGGGCGGGTAAGTTGGTGCACCCCTATCTTGGCACCTTGATGATTCAGGTAACGGATTACGACTGGACCATCAGTACGCAACGGGGCGGATACTGCCAATTCACCGTGCAATATGTGCGGGCTGGGGCCTTATCTTTCCCTGTGTCGATCAGCAGCGCCAGTGTGTTAGCTAAGGCGATTGACCAAGCGTCGCAAACGGTACAAGCGGATTTTGCCAAGACCTTTAGCGTTGATAAAAACGCGTCTTTTGTGGAAGACGCGGCGCGGGATTTACTGCAGCAAGGCGCCACCTTACTAAGTCATTTAAACGGCCAAATGATGGGATTACTGACGCCGTTATCGCAGGTAGAAAGCAAGGTGGCGGACAAGATCGACGATTTTGTCGGCAAGCTGGACGACTATCTGACGAACCCAGAAGCACTGGCCAAAGGGGTGAACGAAGTCGTGAGCACGGTGTTTGACGACATGGACGACATGAAAGCCGTGTTGTCTGGCTATCAAGAAACCTTGGACACCTTCGCGACGGATCTGACCAAGCAAGTGAATACCGTGACCATGACCTTTAATCGGCAACAGGAAGCCTTGAACAAGGCGGCGTTGAATACCCTGTTTACGGCCAACGCGACTTTGTCCATGGCCCAGGCCATGGTCACTCAAACGGGCTTGTTTACCACCTTAAATGAGGCGCGTAAAACGCGAGATCTGGTGTTGGCGCAAATCGACGATTTGATCGAAGTGGGCACGGATCAAGCCTACGAGGCGTGGGCGGATGTGCAAACCGCCATTATGAAACGCATTGATGAGCTGGAGCCAAACTTAGCAACGGAAGCGACAACGCAATTAGAGCAATCCGTCCCTGCGTTGGTGATGGCTTACAACCTCTATGGGGATGCCCGTCGTGAGTTGGAATTTATCCGCCGTAATGGATTACCCAACCCTTGTACCGTGCCTGCCGGTGTGGAACTGGAGGTACTGAAATGAACGAATTGCAGCACGTGTTTGGTGCCAAGGAGGACGCCACTGATCGGTTATTGGTGAGCATTGATAACAAGGTGCATCGCTTTTGGACGCAAGCCACCATTGCTCGCTCTATGGAGCGGGGGGCCCATTCGTTTGAATTGTCCCTGACGGACAGCTTAGAGGCCACTGGTCTAGGCGGACACAGCGCGTCAGCCCGTGCCGTGCAACCCGGTATGAGCGTCACCGTATATGTCAACGATGAGCCCATCATTGCTGGTTATATCGACGATGTGAACGTCTCGTACTCCAGTAAGAGCCATCAACTGAACGTGACGGGGCGCAGCAAAATCGGCGACTTGATCGATTGCACCACCGTGGGTAAGCAATTTCAGGTCGGACAAACCCTAGTGGGCATTGCTCGTCAATTATGTGCGCCCTTTGGAATTCAGGTCAGCGTGGCAGACAGTGCCAAAGACGCCGCCAACGAAGTATTTAAGAGTGATCAAATGTTGGATCTTGGGCAATCCATTTGGGAGTTTCTCGAAGGGTTAGCGCGTTTGAAAGCCGTGCTCTTGGTATCGGATTGGACAGGGAATTTGCAGATCACCCGAGCGGGAGCGGACTTGGCCGAGGTGGCCTTGGTACTTGGAGAAAACATCCAAAGTGCTTCAGGTCACTTCAGTGCCCGTGGGGTGTTCAGCGAATACACGGTGACAGGGCAACAGATGAAAGCCCCATCGACGAATCAGGATGCCAAAGCCATTACCCAGAATCAGGCCAAGGTAACGGCAGCGGGGCGTTATCGTCCGTTTGCTTTGAGCGCCGATGGACCAGCGGATGTGGCCGCCTGTGAAACACGGGCGAAGTGGCAGAAAAATGTCAATGAAAGCCGCGCCAAAACCATGACCTACACAGTACAAGGATGGCGACAAACACCGAATGGCACGCTTTGGGGACCCAATGCTTTGGTCTCGGTGCAAGACCCTTGGATGGGCTGGGATGGGGAGCTGCTGATTACGGAAACCCGTTTGATGCTCAACGAAGGCGGCTCGACGACGGAGATTCATCTGTTGCCAAAAGGGGCGTTTGATCTTAAGCCCGTTAAGGGGAAGTAAACATGGAGATGGTAAACAGTTTAGTACGGAAAATTCGCCGTTTGGCGGGGCGTGCCTTGATTCGTCGAGTGCGCTACGCCAACAAGATTCGCTACTTTCAAGTTCAGCAAGAGGGCGGTATGCCCCTAGACAATGTGGAGCATGTGGAGCATGTGGAGCCCTTTGGTTTTACCTCGCATCCCTTGCCGAATGCGGAAGCCGTGGTGCTGGCCTTTAATGGCAATGGCTCCAACAGCGTGGCCATTATGGCGGGGGATCAGCGCTATCGCTTGGTGATCGATGAAGGGGAAGCGGCGATTTACAACCACCATGGGGACAAGGTGCATCTGAAAAAAGACCGCACCATCTCGGTGGAAGCGGCGACCAAGGTGGAGCTGGTGACGCCCCACACCCATATGACAGGCAAGTTGACCGTGGCTGAGACGATTGAGGCACAAGGGCATATCACCTCGCAAGACAAAATCACTGCTGCGAGCGTGGTGCAAGGGGCCAGCTTTGTCAACGCTGCGGGATCAGGAAGCATGGGAGAAGACGGCACCATGCAGGTGAAAGAGGTGGTTGCCAGCGGCATTAGTTTAACGGGCCACATTCACAGCAATGGCAATAACGGCAGTAATACAGGAGGTCCGCAATGATGATTTCTTTAGCGTACAGCAATGCCTTGGGCGGCTTGGACATTGTGCCCGCCAGCGACGATACGCTGACCTGGTTGGACAACGCAATTTCCATCTCGCTCTTTACCGATGCGCGAGCCAGTGACGATGATCTCTTGCCCGATGGCAGCCAAGACAAACGCGGCTACTGGGGCGATATGGATTTGCCCGATAAGCAAAGCTTGGGCAGCAAGTTGTGGTTGTTGAGCCGTAGCAAGATTACCCAAGAAACGCTCAACGCCATGCACGATTACCTCACCCAAGCGGTGCAGTGGCTGATCGACGAAGGGCACTTGCAGGCGATCAATATCAAGGTGGAGCGGGATAGGGCAACACAACAAGGGGTTGGGGATCCGAATCGAGTGAATTTTCGCTTGGATTGCCAGCTAAACAATGGCGAGTGGGTGTCGGTTTTTAGAGCACACGACATAACAAATGGAGAGTAAAAAATGGCTTTTTCACGCCCAACACGAACAACAATTCAAGCCCGTGTCGCCGCTGACATAGAGCGACACAGTGGCCAAAAAGCCACTCGCCGAGGGGATGTGTATTACCCATTGGCACAGGCGGTGGCCGGGGCAGCCCATGGTTTGCATGGGCACCTGCAATACAACGTCGACCAATTATTTGACGACACATGTGACGATGACAACTTGCTACGCCGCGCCGCTGAGATGGGGATCTATCGAACCCATGCCTCCCGCGCGTCGGGCACTGTGACGATCACTGGCAATAACGGCGCCACCGTGCTGGTGGATACCTTATTGCAAACCGATGACGAGGCGACCTATCGCGTTACCCAAGCGGCCACCATTGCCGATGGTCAAGCGGTACTTGCCTTGACGGCGGTCAACGCGGGCAGTGCGGGCAACTTACCGGCAGACAATACATTGCGCTTTGTCAGTACCCAGTTGGATATCGACGTAGAAGCCACCGTCATCAGCCTGACGGGCGGTAGCGATATGGAGGCCATCGATCGAGTGCGCAAGCGCCTAGCCGAACGCCGTAAAAACCCCAGTATGGGAGGCAATAAGGCGGATTACATCACCTGGACCTTAGCGGCCCATAACGATGTGACACGGGCCTGGTGTTATCCCCATGAATCGGGATTGGGGACGGTGACGGTACGCTTTGTCACGGAGGATTTACCATCGCCCGTGGCCAGTGAGGCACATCTTGCCGCGGTGAAGGCGTATATCGATGAAAAGCGCCCCGTCAGCATGAAACAGTTTTATGTCTTTCCGGTGATCGCGAAGCCTTTGGACATTCGTTTTACCACGGTTGCGCCGAACACCGCTGCTGTGCGAGCTGCCATTATCGCTGAGTTAAAGGACTTGCTGCGTCGTAAAGCCGAGCCCGGTGGCACCTTGTTTTTGAGCCAAATACGGGAAGCCATTTCCCTGGCTTCAGGGGAAGACAACCACGTGATTGACTTAACCCAGGATGTCACCTGTGGCACGGGTGAGTTTCTGGTATTAGGAGAGATCTCATGGGCAGCAGGCTAACGAATCAAACAACGGCGACGAATCAATCCTTCGCCAAGCCAGTGCTCAGCGAGCCAGTCAGCGAATACCAGCATGCTTTACTGGCGCTCTTGCCCCGGGGGAACGCCTGGGCCAAGGTGCCAGATTCTCAGTTGGGTAAGCTGATGGCGGGCATTAGCGAAGAACTAGCACGAGTGGATCAGCGGGCGTTGGATGTCTTAAAAGAATCCCACCCCAGCCAAGCCTATGAAACCTTTGCTCAATGGGAGGCGGAGTATGGTTTGCCCGATCCATGCAGCGGGGTGGATCCATCCTATCAGGAGCGGTTGGCGGCTTTGCTGCAAAGCTATCGTATGAAGGGCAGTCAGAGCCGAGAGTTTCTGATCGAGATCGCCGCCATCATGGGCTATCAGATCACCATTACCGAATACCAAACGGCTCGCTACGGCCAGCCTTACGGCAGTTTGTATGGGGGTGAAGATTGGGCCTTTACTTGGCAAATTAACGCGGCGCGCATTAACCCAAAAACGCGACACTATGGCGATCCATGGGGGGATAGATATCGCACCTGGAGCAACCAACGACTCGAATGTGTGTTCAACCGCCTCAAACAGGCCCATACACACCTTATCTTCAGTTACCACGACAGGAAATAATTATGGACTATCCAAACAGAGATGACCTATTAAATGGAAAATTTACCGACGGCGATCCGGTTAACGGTATTCCCGCCAGTCGGGACAACGCCGCACAAATGAACGCGGTGTATGACGAGATTATTAATGTTATTCGGTTCGCAGGAATAGAGCCAGACAGTAATCAATATGATCAGCTTAAACAGGCATTAGAGTTTTATCGTAATGCCTCAAATTTAAGCTCAGGCACCGTTCCTGTATCTCGTTTACCCGTTATTCCAGTGAATAAAATCTACGGCGCGAAAACACTCTTCGAGAAAAATGTAGTGTCCCAGCCCGCATTTCAGCTCGATGTAGGAACATTGAAAAATGCGGCTGATTTAATCGTTGTAGTAAATGATGTGGCGTACGAGTACCGCGAAGGCGCAGAGTTGGTATTACCGAGTGCTATGTCAATTGGCACCGATTACGCTGTTTACGCCACACCGGACGGGCTCGTCGTTTCCGCGAATTTCACCGTGCCGGATGGTTACACAGCATTAACATCCCGCCGTGTGGGCGGATTTCACTATCAAGATGGTGTGATCAATGAGTACTCTATTTACGATGTTAAATACAAGCCAGGTGCACGCGATCCACGCGGCATGGTGCGAGCGCCATTGGGGATTTGGGCGGATATATATCTTCTAAACACGTCGCCAGATATTAACGGCACAAGTGCCTATAACATCACTATTGCCGATGGACCAAGCCCGCCAAAGATTCCGGCAATCTGGGGCGGTGATGGCACGGCTCAGTATGATGATTTTAGTCAGTATACGGCGGCTCGTGTACTAGCAGCATATGGTAAGCGTTTACCAAGTTCGCATGAATTCGAACAGTTGGCGTTTGGTAGTGTAGTCAATTATGCCGTCGGTGCCGATCCAGTCACAACGAAATTCGACGCCAGTGCAAAATCAATGATCGGGTGTGAGCAAGTATCTGGCCACATTTGGCAATGGGGATCTGAGCGCTGGGATCGCGGTAACGGTGCGAGTGGTTATAACTGGTATGCTGGTGATACAAACGGAGAGGGTCAAATTTACAGTGGTGCGGGTAGCGAAGGCGTTGGCGCCTCGATATTCGGTGGCAACTGGCTTGAATCCGGCCATGCCGGGGCCCGTGCCTCGGTCTGGAGCGTTGAGCCGTGGTACTCGACCAACGATATCGGCGCTCGGGGCGTCTGTGATCATTTTGAGCAACTATAGGAGGAAATATGAAAGGTTTAGCAAAAATATTAAATACATCAGATGATTTAGCGATGTCACAAATGACGCAAGAGCGGATTATCAAAATGGCAACCATCAAAGTAAGAATAGATAAGGCCGTTTACCCAGATGATTATGACAAGAACTTAACGCCGACTGACGATGGGTATGTAGAACCTGACTATCACTATGATGAAAAAATTGACCAAGGTGTGTTAGATCGATTTGGGATTTCAAAAGGGGTGTAATAAGCGGAGGTGATTTTGTTTGCCCCGTTTTGTGCTTTCCTCGTTGGCTGTTTCTCTCACTGATCTCTAACAGAGGGGACTTGTCCCTTCTATGAATCATTATTCCTCGCAAGAGAGTGTTGCCCTGTTGGATAAAACACAGTGCTTCACTCTCTTTTTTGCAAGCCTATCTCCCTAAAAGGATAGGTAACGAATACATTCAAAGGAGACAGTCGATGAACTACCCAGATAGCAATGATCTTTACCAAGGCAAATTTGATGATGGCGATCCAGCCTCAGGGCGAGTAGCCAGCCAAAATTCTGCAAAGCATATGAACGCGGTATACGATGAGCTGATTAATCTAATTCGAGAAGGGGATGTGGTCGAAAATGTCGGCGCCTTGTCTCAACTTGCTTTGTCGGTGAAAAATCAAATTCGTGGTACCTCTGTTATGACCACCACTGGCGACGAGAATAGCATCCTATTGACCTCACCTGCGGGTAAGCAGCCAGTCCAAGCGCTAAAAGACTACGACAAAATCTACTTTCGAGTGAATGACTCTAACTCCCAGAGTAACGTTACCCTGACTATCGATGGACTAGCTCCTATTACTCTGTCCAATGTAGTGGGCGCGAATCAGCTATTACAAGGCGCATTGGTGACCGTCACTTACCTCGATGGCCGCTTTTGGCTCATCGATCAGATCAACCCAAAAACAGGCAACGATGTAAAAGACATCGGAAAACTGATCGTCGATACAACCAATCATGCCGCATCGGGCGAAATTGTACTGGATGGCTCAACACTGAGCCGAGCAGAGCATCCCATCTATTGGGCCAAAGTACAGACCATCTCCAACCTGATCGATCAAGCCCAAAAAGACGCCGACCCACAAACGTATGCGGGTTACTACGGCACCGGTGATGGGAAAAATACCTTTACTATTCCTATTGTCGGTGGTGAATTTATTAGAATGTTTGATGGTGGGAGAGATGTGGATGCTGGGCGAGTGTTTGGGAGTTGGCAAAAGCCCACTGTTAACCTCATAGATCCTTCGTATACTTCTTACAATGTCATGAGTCTAATTAACTCTGATGAAAATAATGGATTGGCATTAGCTAGAGCTGGTCTAGATTACGTTGATGTCAATTTATACCGTGAGATGTTGAAAACTACCATGTCGCCACAGAATACACCAACAGCCCTAGAGAATAATGGATTTAAGGCAGGTGCTACGCGACCACGCTCCATAGCTTTCTACGGTAAAACCCGTTTATAAAAACCAATAGAACTTCTTTAAGCCCAGCCGAGATACATGCTCTGCTGGGCTTTTTTTATCTCTTATTTCTATCTCAAAAAGCTAACACTGAACCCTAACAGACAGCACTCATCGCGCTTTCCTCGCATTATAAATACCAAGAAAAGCGGCGGGCTTTGGTCAAATCAAGCTCACCGCCTTTCTTTTTCTTCTCTCAATAAGCGATACCTTGCACCAAGCGACATTTGTTCCAGACTGCACTTGCATCAAACTGGATAGTCGCCTGACTTGCTGATTGGAGTAATGACCAAAAATAGGAGACAGTCAATGAACTATCCAGATAGCAATGACCTTTACCAAGGCAAATTTACCGATGGTGATCCACTTAATGCCATCCCTGCCAGCATCGCCTCAGCGGAACATATGAACGCGGTTTATGATGAGTTGATTTATGCCATTAGGGAAGGTGGTATAGAGGAGAATACAAATGTCTTATCCCAGCTTGCTCTTTCTCTTAGTCACCAAAAGCGTGCCAAAAATGTATGTCAAACAGCAGGGGACGCCAATCGTATTGTTTTAACAAGCCCTGTAGGAAAACAGCCTATTAAAGTGCTAAAAGAGTACGATGAAGTCCACTTTCATGTTGCCTCGACGAATACCAGTACAATAACCATTACACTAGATGGCCTGGCTCCCATTCCCGTATCTAATGTGGTTACTTCGAATCAGCTATATCAAGGGGCACTTGCAACGCTTAGTTATGTTAAAGGGCAATTTTGGCTAATAAAACAAATCAACCCTCTGACGGGTAATGAGGCGAAAGATATTGCCAAAGTGATAACCGACTCATTAGATACTATGGATGTTGGTGAAGTTGCTTTAAACGGTGCAACGCTCAAACGCGATGACCACCCCATTTTATGGGCGAAAGTACAGGCAACCTCCAACCTAATGAACCAAGCCTCTAAAAACGCCGATCCTCAACAGTATGCAGGCTACTACGGTACAGGTGATGGAGAGAGTACATTCACCTTACCGATATTAGGTGGCGAATTTATTCGAGGTTATGACAATGGTCGAGAAGTGGATGGAGATAGAGTGTTTGGTAGTTTTCAGGGCGATTCGATTAGAAACATAAAAGGTGAAATTGGCGGGCTTTATGGGGAGTTAATTTCTAGCTCGGCATCAGGCGCTCTAGCGGCATCATTAAGTTCTTCAACTAAATATACAGGCATGGCTTGGACAAATGATCCGTATCATGGTGGTTTTGTTTTTGATGCGTCACGAGTCGTTCCGACAGCCAATGAAAATCGTCCACGCAGTATCGCTTATTTTTTCAAAACCCGAGTGTGA